AACTCAGGTGGTAAGATTCAAGGTGTCATACTTGCACCTAGACTTAGAAATAACTCTCCTAGTGGTGAAGACTTTGCTTCTGGTGGTACATTTATTGATAAGATAATTGATAGTAAAACTTATGTTGTAAATGTTGGTATTTCAACTGTTGATCACAACTATGCTAGGGCTGGTATCTCACAACAAGGTAAGAGAATTTCATCTTCTATCGAAAAGGGATACTCTGGATTCAATGTTATTGAAAAATTAGATGCTGGAAAATTCAGAGTTGATGCTGGGGTTACAACACAAAGATCTCTATTTAAGAGAGGTGGTAGAATTGATAAACCAGTTTTCGTTGATATTGCACCTCCAGATCCATACTTCAATAGAAAGCTAGAATACATTTCTGGTTCTACTGGTATTGGAACAGATGCAGTGGTAGATTTCCGTATCAATGTTGATGGTAATATTGCTGAATATAACCTCACAGAAGAAGGAACTGCTTATAAGAACGAAGAAGTTCTAACTGTTTCTGGTATTGCCACCGACCCAAGAGTAGGTGTTCTTACAGAATTCCAATTAACAGTTCAAGAATTAGAGAATGATACTTTCTCTGGATTCTATCCAGGCCAGTTCATTCTGTTTGATGATATATCACAGTTCTTCAATGACAAACGTAAGAAATTTACTCTATCAGTTACAACTGCTGGTGTTACCGAAATCCTAAGTCTTAAGACTTTGCCTGGTAGTGACATGGATATTACTAATAATATCTTTATCTACGTCAATGATATTTTACAGACTCCACAATCCTCTTATACATTTAAGGGTAGTAGAGTTATCTTCACTGAAGCACCTAAGTCTAACTCTAAGTGTTCTGTATTTTACTTTAGAGGATCTAAGAGAGATGTTGAAACTGTAGAACCAGTAGCATCAGTTAAACAGGGTGACGTTGTTAGAATCAAAGAAAATAGAAATGATCCTCTAGACAGAGATCAATTTGAAAGAACAACTAAGAGAATTATTGCTTCTGATGTTTTAGAAACATTCACTTACAATAGTATTGGTATTGATACTGCTGCTGATGCAGAGAGACCTTTATCATGGGAGAAACAGAGGCAAGACCAAATTCTTTCTGGTATTCTAATATCTAAATCTAGACCAGCTTTGAAGAGTAGAGTTCTACCAACCACAAGACTTATTAAGAATGTTGGTGATTTGGATGATAGTTTCTATGTAAACAATGCGTTCCCAGTATTCAACGCTATAGACAAGTTAATACAGTCTGAAAGAAATGTCACAATATTTGAAGATGTAAATGTAGAGCCTGGAATTGTTACTTCTCTTGTTTCTACATCATCAAGTATATCATCACTTACAATTGGATTTGGTGGAACTGGATATGCTAATCTTTCTAATCCAACTGTTGCTATCTCATCATCTCTAATAGAACGTGAAGATCCAATCTCTGCGTGGAAGTTTGATGCGATTACTGGTATTACTTCAGCTGTAGAATTCAAAGCAATATCCAAAGAAGCTCCATATGTTGCTGTTGGTACAAGTAGTTTCTACATGAATACTAAGAGTGGTACATTCTGGGAGAGAGGTAGAATTGGATTTGGTGGAACTGTCACATTCAATGGTGTTGGCGTAGGTAATACTGTCTTCAGTCCTGATGTATACGTCATGGCGGTTGGTGATTATGGATCTATAGCAAGAGCAGTTGCGATTGGTAATAGTATCAGTGCATTTACTCCTCTAGCACTACTAGAACAAAGACAAATCCCTGCTATTGCTCAGATAAGTACATTCCCAAGTACATACACTGGTAATTTCAAGAGTGTTGTTTGGGAGGGAACTAGAGATACTTGGGTTGCAGTTGGTGCTGCTGGATCTATATTCACCGCTGTGGGTATGACAACTGATTCTGCATACAGTCAGTTCTCAGGAACACTACAGACTCTAAATGCAGTATGCTATGGACAGTCAGAATACATCGCTGTAGGTAACGGTGGTGTTATTCTTGCATCTAACGATGGAACAGCATGGGGTGATAAAGTAAGTAATACTGCTAACGACTTAAATGATATCATATATGATGGTAACAGATTCATTGTTGTTGGTGATAGTGGTACGATTGGTATTTCAACCAATAAGAACTTCTGGCAACCTTGGAGTCAACAGTTACCAGCTGGAACACAACACCCTGCTACATTTGACTTTGCTAAGATCAAGTTCTTTGATAATATCTACGTTGGAATTAGTACAGTGGGTCAACTATACTATTCATTCGATCTTGCGAACTGGAATTTAAGAACTATAAGTCATTCTAACGAAATTCGTGATCTTGTTCAAACACCTTATGGTAATTTTGCAAGTAATAGAGTTATTACAGTTGGATCAGGAACAACTACTTTCTATGCAGACCCAGTAGTTAACAGGGCAACTGCAACTGCATCTGCAACTGCTGGAGTTATCACATCAGTCACCATTACTAATGGTGGATTTGGATATAGAGTTGGTAGTAGTCCTCCAGTTATTGTAGAATCAGATAAAACTAAGAGTGAAGAAATATTCTCAATCGATGCAAAAGGCGACTTTGGCGATATTGTAGGAATAAATACATGGCTACCAGGCTCTGCTAACGTATTACCTAGACTGGCATTTACACTCAAGTCTCAGTACAACGATAACACTAACTTAGGTTATGGTTATTCTTCACTAAATGATCTTGGAGTTAACTTTAGTGGATTATCACAGGGTGATTATTTCACAATCTATGATAGTTCTTTGGTTGTAGGGCATGCACTTACAGGTATAACAACCTCAAGTGGTTCAAATCAACCTGTCGGTATGGTAACTTCTGGTGATTATCTTGGTGGTGTATTCAGAGTTGAACAAATCACAACAGGTGATGCCGTTTCTGGATTAGTTACAGTCACATGTGCTTTCCAGCCAGGACCTACTCCTTACGGTAATAACACAATTCAAGTTGGTGTTGCTACAACAGCAACCACTGACACATTCTGGGGTAAATATAGTTGGGGACAAATCTTCGGTTATCAAAATCGTGGTGCTGGTAATCCAACAAGTTTCCTCGTCAATACTATGAATGGTAATGTAGGATTATCCACAGCTGCTGTGGTGTCCAGAAATAAACCAATGACTTAACCCCTAAATAAAACAAAAAGACTAGTTTTTTTAAAATGCCTGCTATAATATCCGAACAGTTTAGAATTTTAAATGCCGAAACCTTTGTTAAAAGTTTTGTCGGAGTCGGATCAACTGTTAACAAATACTATGCGTTCATGGGACTACCAAATTCCATAGAACCAAAGGCAGGCGGTACTGCCACATGGCCAACCGATACCCCATCACCCCTAGACGGATTTGAGGAAGAGTATTCTATCAAAGAGTCTATCATTGCAATGAAGAAGGTAACTGACAAGGATGTTCGCAGACTTGTTAGAAAAGTATCATGGGTTGCAGGCACTACCTATGAGATGTACCGACATGACTATAATATTTACAATTTAACACCAATTACCTCACAAGGTAGTTTGTACGATTCAAATTACTACATAGTAAATGAAGACTTGAAAGTTTACATTTGTCTCCAAAATGGATCAGACCCTGAGAACCCCAAGGGTAGGCCTTCATATGACCAACCCACATTTGTTGACCTTGAGCCAAGAGCAGCTGGCACTAGTGGCGATGGTTACGTTTGGAAATATCTTTATACGATTAAACCATCCGAAATCATTAAATTTGACTCTATTGAATACATACCAGTGCCCGAAGACTGGGGCAAACAAGGCGAGACTGTTGCAACAAAGGCTAATGCTATAGATGGAAAAATCGAAGTTGTTGTTGTTAATGATAGAGGCTCTAACTATCAACCGATCTCTACATCTTTTGCCAATGTTCCAATTCTCGGAGATGGATCAGGAGGAAAGGCTACAATTACGATTGATTCTTTCGGAAAGGTTTCTGAAGTATTTGTTACTGACGGAGGAGAAGGATATACCCACGGATCCATACAGTTCTTCCCAGGCGCTCCTGGCAGTGAGTCTGGCGGTGTTCTTGCTAACCTTACCAATACTGGAATAGGAACTACATCTATTTCTAGTTTTAGTGTTATCATTCCACCTAAAGGAGGACATGGATATGACATCTACAGAGAGTTAGGTGCATACAGAGCATTATTATATTCCAGATTTGAAACATTAGAAACTAACCCTGACATCATTGAAGGTAATGATTTTGCTAGGGTTGGACTTATAAAAAATCCCACTGTATTTGGTAGTAACACAGAATTACTAGACACTGCTATGGTCAGTGGTTTAAAAGCATTGAAATTAAGTGGAGTTACCACAGCAACAACTTATGCTGTTGACTCTGAGATCACTCAAACAGTTGGTCTAGGATCAACTGCGATAGGTTATGTAGCGTCATGGGACAAAGTTACTGGAGTATTAAAGTATTATCAACCAATGGGTCTTGCTTCAAGTGAAACTGGATATAAGATAATTCCATTTACTTCAAACCCTGATACTGGATACGGAGTTACTATCCAAGGTTCATCTGTAACTGGTTCTTTATTGTCTGTTGATACCAATTATAACGGTGTCAGTACCTCAATAAATAATAAGACATACCAACTTGGTATGAGTTTTAGTGCTGGTATTTCATCTGCTGAGTTCAATACTAAATCTGGTGAAATAATTTACATCGATAACAGGACTGCGATTCCTAGATCCGCAAGTCAAAAGGAAGACATTAAAATAGTGCTGGAGTTCTAAAAGCAAATGCCACAAAATACCAACTTAAATTCATCTCCATACTTTGATGATTTTAATGAGTTAAAAAATTATCAGAGGGTACTATTCAAGCCAGGTTTACCTGTACAGTCTAGAGAACTTACAACACTTCAATCTATTCTACAGAGTCAGGTTGAGAAATTTGGTAAGCATTTCTTTAAAGAAGGTTCTGTTGTAATTCCAGGCCAGATTGCTTATGATTCAGAATATACTTGTGTTCAAATCGACGATGCACACTTAGGTATTCCAGTATCTTTGTATCTAGAGAATTTAAAAGGTAAAAAGATTAGAGGAGAAACTAGTGGTGTTACTGCTAAGGTAGAAACTTATATTGATAATAGAACTTCTGTAAAAGGAGCGTTCACTTTATACATCAAGTATCAAAGTTCTAGTGATACTGATTTTTCAAGAAAAACATTTGCAGATGGAGAGAACCTACTCTTAGAAGAAGATCTAAACTACTCCCTTTCCAGTATCAGATCTGGTGCTAGTTTTGCGACAACACTCATATCAAATGCAACTGCAACTGGATCAGCAGCAAAGATTGCTACTGGTGTTTACTTCATTAGAGGATTCTTCGTTACTGTCTCTGACTCTACTGTAATATTAGATCAGTATGGTAGCACTCCATCATATAGAGTTGGTCTATTAGTAAAAGAAGAACTTGTAACTGCCTCTGCTACTGATAATGATCTATATGATAATGCAAGAGGATTCTCAAACTTTGCAGCGCCTGGTGCTGATAGATTTAAACTATCTACAACTCTAATCAAAAAGTCTCTTACTGACTTGAATGATGAGAACTTTGTAGAGTTGATGAGAATCGAGAACGGAGTTCTACAAAAATTTATAAAAGCTGGTGTAAATGAGTATAATTTAATTAAAGATGAGTTAGCAAGAAGAACATTTGATGAGTCTGGTCATTATTACATCAAACCATTCCCAGTCTCCCCTAAAGAATGTTTGAATGACAGAATAGGAAACAATGGTGCATACTACTCTAATCAACTAACGCAACAAGGCAATACACCTACAGATGATTTCATGTGTTTGTCTATAGGGCCTGGAAAAGCATATGTTAAAGGATATGAAATAGAAACTCTCAATACTACAACTGTTGATGTTCCTAAACCAAGAACTACTGCAAAAATTGAAAATGAATCCTTACCATTTAGTGTTGGTAGACAGATTGAATTAAACAATGTTTATGGATCACCTCTTATTGGTGTTAGCACTAGTTCTTATGTGAAACTATTCAATGAAAGAACTTCCACTGTTGGTACTGCCAATGGTAATCAGGTGGGTGTTGCTAGAGTATATGATATGAAGTTGAAGAATGTTGGTTATGCCGATTCCTCTACAATTTTTGAATCATCTCTATATGATATTCAAACATTCACATACCTACAACTCAATACAAAAGCAACTGTAAACCTTCCAGCATATGTTGTTGGACAAAACAGTAACGCTTCTGGATATGCTTATACTTCATCAAATGGATCTACGCAACTTACTTTGTATCAGGTATCTGGTCAATTCCAAGTAGGTGAAGAATTTTACATCAATGGTGTTACTGCGAATAGAAGTATCACAGAGGTAGAAGACTATGGAGTAGAAGATGTAAAACAGTTGGTCAGTAATGACATGACTAACTATCCGTTCACTGCTGATCCTACTTTAACTCTAGGACATTTAATTGCTCCTGTTGCAACACAGTTTACCGTTAGTGCTGCATCTGGTGCTGCATCTACAATATCATCTCCTAGTGCTAGCTTTGTGAACTCTGGTATTAAGACTGGAGATATTATTCAATATAGTATTTCTGGAAATACTGTTCCTACTTACAATAGAGTTACAGGTGTAAATGCACTTGCAATCAGTCTTGAAGCAACCACAGACGTTCAGAATGTATGTTCTGGTGCATTACCATCTGCTGATACAAGTGTTAATGATTTATTCAAAGTTACTTTAGAAGTAAAGAATAACTCAAAGGCATTTTTATTCAGTGAACTTACAAAACCAAATGTAGCGAGTGTAGATACAAATGGTGCTGATATACTATTCAAGAAATCATATACTATTACAGTTGCAAGTAATGCTTTTAGTGGAACTTTAGAAACTGATGCAGACTTGACTCTAGAACCATTTGATGAAGAAGATTACAACCTTACATTTAAGACAACTGGTAAGACAGAGAATCTAACTAATCAGAAACTTACAGTCAGTGGCAGAACAGTTACTTTATCTGGATTAGATAGTGCTTCTGGTGCAGCTATATTGACAGTTACTTGGAAAAAAGTAAATGTAAAACCAAAAGCAAAAGTATTCAAGAGAGTTACAACATATACAATCAGTAAGTCTAATAAGACTCAATCTGGGACAGGATTGATGAAGTTAAATGATGGTTTGACATATGATACAGCATACGGAAATAGAGTTCAAGATCAGAGATTGTCTCTTGGAGCTTGTGATGTTGCAGAAGTTCTTGCAGTTTTAGAATCATCATCAACCACTGATGCTCAATTCCCACTTCTAGAACTTACAAACTTAAATTCAAATATTTTGAACGCCATAGTTGGTGAAACTATAGTGGGTAAGACCTCTGGAGCTTCTGCTGTATTTGTTGCTACCAATGGTTCAAACCAAGTCAGTTTTGTTTCTCAAAATGAAAATTCTTTTGAGATTGGTGAGGAAGTTATCTTTGAAGAAACTCAAGTTGCTGGTGTTGTGCAAACATTCACACCTGGCGATAGAGACATCAGAAATAACTTTGAGTTTGATCCAGGCCAGAGACTAGATTACGTTGACTTCTCTGCACTTGTTAGAAAAGAGGGAACCGAAGCACCTACTAGAAGAATTACTGTTGTTTACAATAACTTTGTTATTGATGAATCAGATCCAGGCGACTTTGTAACAGTTAACTCATACGAGAGAAAACTATATGGTAGTGTGATACCATTCATCAATGGTATTCCCGCTTCTGATGTAATTGATCTAAGACCTAGAGTTACATCCACTATTGCTGGTAAAGCACCTTGGGAGTTTGAAGCAAGAGTCTTTAATGCTGGTACATCATCTTCATCTCATATCGTTGCAAAAGATAAATCATTTAATTTATCATACGAATATTATCTTGGAAGAATTGATAAGTTGTTCTTAAGTAAGGAAGGAATCTTTACCCTATCTCAAGGTGTTCCATCTGAACTACCAAAACTTCCAAATACTATTGATAATGCTTTAGAAGTTGCTACTATTGCAATTCCGCCATACTTATTCGATACAGCTAATGTTTCTCTATCTTTAGCAAAACATAAGAGATATCGAATGAAGGATATCAATGTGATTGAGAATAGGTTGAAGAACGTTGAATATTATACTTCATTATCTCTTCTTGAAGTAGAGACCTCTAATATGTCTCTTCGTGATCCTCAGACTAATCTAGAGAGATTCAAGTCTGGATTCTTTGTTGACAATTTCAAATCTGTAACTGGTGGTGATGTAACTAGCGGTAATTTTAGAGCATCTATCGATGCAGCTGCTGGTAGATTAAGACCTCAACACTATACAACTTCTATTGACTTATTACTTGGGTCAGAGGCGATTGTTGGTGCTGCAACATCTTCAAATCCGTCAGCTGACTATAGATTTGTAGAAGATCTTGGAGATACTAACGTCAAAAGAATTGGTGACGTTGTATGTTTGAATTATAGTGACACAATTTACTTAGAAAATAACTTTGCAACTCGTATTGAAAATGTAAACCCATTCGCTGTTGTAAACTGGATTGGTCAGGTTGAGTTAAATCCAGGCACTGACACATGGATTGAGACTAGAAGGACTACTGCTACCTATGATATAGAAGGTAGTTTCAATTCTACTATGGGAATTACTGGCGCTGACAGTAATACTGGTCTATCACCTGTTGATTGGGGATCATGGGAAACAACTTGGACAGGATCAAGTATCGACACAGGACCAAGTTTGTTTAGTAGAACTGATACAGAAGTTACTGGTAGGAGTACTAAGAGAGGGAAGTTCCAAAAGATGCGTGGTATTCCAATTACTACAACAACTAACTTCCTTGATACAACATTTGATTTCAAAGAGCAAACAACTACAACCACTACAAACCAAACAAGAGAAGGTATTCAGTTCCGTGTTGGTGAAAGATTTGATACTACAAGTCTAGGTGACAAAGTTGTAAACACAGAAGTTATCGCTACAATGCGATCAAGAAACATTGAGTTTATCTGTAGAAGACTTAAGCCAAATACAAGATTATATCCATTCTTTGACAATATCGATATGCAAAAGTATGTCGTGCCAAAACTTGTCGAAATTACTATGGTAAGTGGTACGTTTGGTGCTGGTGAAATTGTAGAGGGCAGTCGTGCAAATACAACGAATGATGCAATTAGATTTAGATTGGCAAATCAGAACCATAAGTATGGTCCTTATAATAATCCTTCACAGGTCTATAAGCAGAATCCATACGACCCTGCATCTAGTATCTCATCTACATACTCATCTACAACTACACTTCTAAACGTTGACACTGCAGCTTTAGAACTCCAGTCTGCATCTGGTTTCTATGGATATATCACCACTGGTATGAAACTTGTAGGACAATCTAGTGGCGCTATCGCAACTGTAACTGCAATCAGATTGATTACTGACAAAGCTGGATCATTGATTGGATCTCTATTCTTACCAGATCCCACAGTTCCTTCTGCACCAATATTCAACACTGGTACTAAAACGTTTACTTTATCATCATCTCCTGTAAACTCAACCATCTCTGGATTTACAGATAGTTCTGGTGAAGCAACCTTTACATCATCTGGTACACTTCAAACTGTAGAATCTTCAACTCTTAGAACAAGAAATGCAGATGTACAGAGAATACCACAGTCTGCCGATAGAACTCTGACTGATGAAAGTAGTAGATTAGTAATTGAAAATACCTTTGCAAATAGATCTACAACTCAAACAAGATGGGTTGACCCTCTTGCACAATCATTTGAGGTTCCTGATATCAATGGCGTATTCCTTACCAAGTGTGATGTTTACTTCCAAGCAAAAGATACAAACCAATTACCTGTTACTTTACAAGTAAGAACCTTACAGACTGGTTTACCTACTCAAGAAATCTTGCCATTTGGTGAGTGTATTCTTGATCCTGATGAAGTCATATTATCGGCTGATGGTTCTAAACCAACGACATTCACATTCCCTGCACCTGTTTATTGTGAAGGTGGTGGAGAATTTGCCTTAGTTCTTCTATCTGCATCTAACGAATATTTCGTTTACATCTCTAGGATGGGTGAAGAAGATATTACTACAGTTAATGCTGCAGATTCTGAGAAGATCATTGTATCTCAACAACCTCTACTTGGTTCATTGTTCAAATCACAGAACGGTGCTACATGGGATCCTAGTCAGTTAGAAGATCTTAAGTTCAATCTTTATAGAGCTAACTTTACATCAACATCTGGTAGAGTCAACTTCTATAATCCAGATTTAGATATTGGAAACAGACAGATTGTTTCTCTTGCACCTAACCCAATTGACATGCTTGCTTATAATGCAGTAGTTGGTTTAGGTAAGAGTTTAACTTCTGCTGAACAGGCTGGTTTGACAGAGGGAACTACAATCTATCAACAAGCAAATCCAAACTTTAGTGCAAACTTAACTAAGGTTCTGGGTGCTATCGGTATAGGAAGTGATTTAGTAATTACAAATGCTGGTAGTGGATTTGCTGCAACATCTGTTGTTTACTCTGGTGTACCTCTTATATCACAGTTTGGTAAAGGATCGGGTGCTACTGTTAATTTGACAGTTGATAATAGAGTTGCTGTTGCGGCTACAGTGGCAATAGGTGGAACGGGCTATTCTGCTGGTGACGTATTAACAGTTAATGCAACTAACACTGGTGGATTTGGTAAAGATTTAAGGTTAACGATTCCCAATAATGTAGGTATAATAAGTGCTTTCAATACTCTAGTTCTAGAGGGTATTCAAGGTGTGCCTAAAGTTGATTCATCATCTTCTATTGTATATGTTGGTGGTAGTGGAACAACTATTGTGAATGGTGGTTCTATCCAATACTTACAAAATGTGACTGATGGATTACACTTCCGTGTAAGACACTCCAATCACGGTATGTACTCGGAGACCGATCAAGTTACATTATCTGGTGTAGAAGCAGATGTTAAACCAGAGAAGTTAACATCTTCGGTTGAATCTGATAGTACAGAAGATATGACTGTGACTGCTGTTGGTATCTTTACTTCATTCGAGAATATACCAGTAAATACCTCAAACCCAGGCTATATAAAACTAGGAAACGAAATTATCAAGTATACTGGTGTTACAACTACAACATCTACTATAAACAATATAACAAGATCTATTGATAATACTAAGGCTGGCGATTACGCAGTCAATGATAAGATATTTAAGTATGAGTTGAATGGTGTTTCGTTGAGAAGAATCAACGCATCTCATAATTTCTTACCAACAGATACTTCTAAGTATCCAATTGATGTAGATCACTACTGGGTTAAGGTTGGTGTTTCTAGTAGAGGTGTGGATAGATCAACAGGAAACGCAAGTGGATTCCCAGAACTATTCTTCAATGAGAATAAATCTGGCGGTAGTTACGATCAACAGTATGTACAAGTGGGTAATGGTTACGGTCCTATGGCAACTCAGAATATTGCTTTCAATATTGTTAGACCTAACGTTGCAACTCTCTTACCAGAAGGAACTGAGATCGCTGCCAAGATTAGAACATTCAGTGGTAACAGTCCTGATGGAAACTTGAAGGCATTTGTTGATCAGGGATATGAGTCTGTATCTTTGCAAAGTAACAATTACTTGTCTACTCCCAGAGTTATTGCTTCTAAGAGTAATGAACTTGAGAAACTAATTGACTTCCCAGGCAGAAAATCATTTACATTACAGACAACTCTGACTACAGATGATCCTAAAGTAAGTCCTTTCATTGACTTGGATAGAGTCAACATGATCACCATCATGGATAGACTCAACTCAAAGGTTTCTGATTATGCTACAGATAGTAGAGTCAACTCAATTGATAATGATCCTAGTGCTGCAATTTACTTATCTAAGATTGTTAATCTTGAGAAGTCTGCCGATGGATTGAAAGTTATGTTTGATGCTTACAGACACTCAACTAATGACATCAGAGTTCTTTATAGGATATTCAGAATAGATGCTCCACCACAGTATCAATTATTTGAACTATTCCCAGGCTTTGAAAATCTAGATTCTGAAGGTAAAGTTATAGATGCGGCAAAGAATAATGGTAAACCTGATAGAAGAATTTTAGCATCTTCTACAGAGGGAGATTATAAAGAGTATGAGTTCAATGCTAAGAACTTACCACAGTTCAATGGATTCCAAATAAAAATTATCATGTCAGGAACTAACTTTGCTTACGTTCCTAAGATTCGTGACCTAAGAGCTATCGCATCTATCTAATGAATAAAGTAAAAGTAAAGGATAGTGGATCTCTTTATAGAGATGAAGAATCAGGTGCAATATTAAATTGTTCTGATTCTGAATATAATAGTTACCTCAAATTGAAACAGAAAAAGATGGATGAGGCTGGTGAAATGGATAAACTAAAGAATGATGTTGATGAACTTAAAGACATGATGAAACTAATTTTAAGTAAATTAGATAAATAACTAAAATCCCTTTTGACAGATGACGGCAAGGAACATCAACTTAGTTTTAGATCAAGGTGTAGATTTTGAAGCGACTTTTACTATCAGAAATGAGAATCAGTCGGCTTTGAATTTGACAGGATACACTGGATCTGCACAGCTAAGAAAACATCCAGAGGCCTCAAAATCTACGCCTTTTACTGTTACATTTCCCAATAGGGTCAATGGACAGATAAAAGTTGCAATGGCATCTACTGTCACTACAGTAATAGAGGGTGGAAGATATGTGTATGATTTAGTTCTAACTTCGCCTAATGCGTATAAGACTAGACCCATACAAGGAAACCTTCTTGTAATTCCAGGCGTAACACGATTATAATGGCAGATTACTTAGTCACCCTTAACGAGCCTGGCAGTTACAATGTCGGTGTAGATTACGAGATTCCCTCGAAGTCGATCCAATATGGTAACATCATTATTGGTAAGACTCCAGCTCAAGATGGTTCTCAAACTACGTTTTCCCTAAATGATCAGGGAGCACCTTACACTCCTAACAATAATCAACAACTTATTGTTACCAAGAATGGTCTTTTTCTAGACCCAGCGAATGATTATAATATTTCTGGGGATCAAGTTGTCTTTACAACTCCACCAGCAACAAATGATGATATAGTAATAATTGCTCTTGCTGCAGCTGCAGACTTAACAAGAACTGTCAACTACGTTATAGATAGTGGTAGTCTTCCAATGCAAGTTGGAGATAAAGGTAAATTGACAATAGATGTTGCTGGAGTCATAGAAAACATCAGAGTTTTATCTGATCAGACTGGTGATATAGTGTTCGATATATCAAAGTGTACCTTTGCAGACTATCCTAATTTCAATAGTATAACTGCTGTTCAAAGAGTTCAACTAACGAATTCTGATAAATACTTTGATGATGTCCTAAATAATTGGACAACAACGATTACAGCTGGAGATATCCTCCGATTTGATGTGATCAGTGTGAACAATATTAGAAGGTTACTAATCTCTCTAAAATTAAAATTATAAATAACAATAGTTCTTAACCAACTAAGCCCCTAGAGGTAGTTTTTCAATGGCATTACTCGTTCCTAATATTGGTGAAATTGAGTCGCTACGTTATCTGATTGCT